GAGGGTTCGAATCCTTCCATCTAGACTTTTACAATTTTGAAAAGGATATACATTACTATGGGCTGCTTATACGATGATTGGGTAGACTCTAAAATCCCGGAACGAAAACCCAAAGTGGTAAAGGAAAAGGTTGATCCAGACAACTGGCGACACCCGGCACTCCCACCTATTCCTGATGTCGAATCTGATAATGAGATAATCGCTCGGCTGGAAATTGAAGTTGCGTTCTGGAAAAACGAAGCGGAAGAATGGCAAGACTCCGCGAACAACTCTGCTGCTGAAGCGATGACATGGGAAATGAAGTGTCACCAGATGATGAAAAACTATAACTAAACAACACGCTTCCATAGCCCAACGGCAGAGGCACAACATTCAAATTGTTGTAAGTGAAGGTTCGAATCCTTCTGGAAGTACTTACCTAAATATACAATGTACAACTTTACAATTTCCCGAAAGGAAACAACATGCCAATTCCCGATTGCGATAAATTCCCCGGTCGAAAACCTTCTAAGCCCAAGTCCAAGAAGAAAGCAAAGCGAGCCCCGAGAAAGTCGGCGGTCATCGATCCGCCTATGTCTGAACGTGTTGTAGAAGCCCCGCCGATTGTAGGGCTCCAAACATCTGAATCTGAAGTTATTGTAGAAGACAAGCCTAAGCGTGGATGGTTCGGCAAAGACAAGAAGTAAAAAGGCGTATACATTATGATATTTGGCACTGACGATTTTAGTGGATATGCATGGGACGATGGATTGAATCCTATCGATGAGGGTTGTTACGATGATCTAGAAGAAGAAGATATCATCGACCAATTGTATGATACTGAAGATGAATATCAGGATGACTCCGATCCTGATTGGTGAATGAAAATGACAGACTCGTAGCTGAGTGGTTTAGCGGCAAACTCATAATTTGCGGTCTACGTTGGTTCGAATCCAACCGGGTCTATTATATGTTCTCGTAGTTCAACGGATAGAACACCGGTCTTCTAAACCGGTCATGTGGGTTCGATTCCTACCGGGAATACTTTTTTACAAAATACTGAGATTTCTCTTGACATGCAGGGAATACATGGTATTATATACATATGGTCTTGTAGCCCAACGGCAGAGGCGATGGATTTAGAATCCATACAGTGAAGGTTCGAATCCTTCCAAGACTACTTTCTTCGTGGCGAAACTGGCAAACGCGGGATGCTCAATATCCTGCTACCCCTGAGCAAACGGTAGTGTGTAGGTTCGAATCCTGCCGAAGAAGTTTACTAGTATCGCTCTCTGCCAGTGGCAGATAGTCTAAAAAGGGTTTCTCGTTGTCCCGGTCTGATTCGAAACAACGATACATTAACCTGATGGTGTAACGGAAGCACAACAGACTTTGAATCTGTCAGTCTAAGTTCGAACCTTAGTCGGGTTGTTTAGAAAGGAATATTATGAAAACCTGTGGATATGATAAAGGCTATGCGGGAAAGTGTACACAGCCTGCATCAACTGATACCAAGGGGATGAGTATAGGGTTTTGTACAGAACACAAAGACACAAAATGTGTTTCGTGTAAAAATCCAGCGACACATGAATGTTGCTATTGTGGGCAGTTTGTTTGCGGGGCTCCCCTGTGTGACGAATGCGAAGGATGGAATGATCGGCTGAAAGAAGCTGGCGGGTGGGGATTCTTGAATCACTCTCACCGAACGAAGAAGACAGAATAATATATGCGGGGTTGTGTAACGGGATTACAGAGGTCACTTGCAATGACCTTTTCGTGGGGTTCGACTCCCCCCGGCTCCATTGTTTTATAAATAAACGTCCCGTAGCACAGTGGCAAGTGCGGCAGTGTTACATACTGTAGGTCGCTGGTTCGAATCCAGCCGGGATGATTTTGTTGGAAGGATATAGATTATGAAATACAAAACTATGAAGGTCTTTGATTGTCAACACATGCCAGAAGACATTAAGGATTTGTTTTTTGATGTCACCGATCATGTTTCAGGAAACGACGTTTTTATTGAGTGGCATACGACAGATCAAAAGTTTGCTGACGCAGAGGATCGAGACAAGGTTGATGAATGGCTCTGTGAAAACGGAGCCGAACACGGTGATGAAATTCTTGTCAGTCGGTGGTGGTGAATACAATGGACAAACATACATATGGTGGCGAACCGGCTGATGAATGTCTCGCGGAAATTCTCGCAGACGATCCGAAGATTCGGGGTCGGGTGAAACACTTTCTTGAAAAGTACGATGCTCATCTGAATGTCGTTTGGAGAGTGACCGTAAAAAAAGATCGTGATTATCTTGTCGGTCTGGTGTGTAATGATTATATGATTCGGGCTGATGAAAGATGGTACACTCATGTATGCTTGTCTTTCGTACAGAATCACATCAAGCGTAAGGCGAGAGCCATGCGAAGAAGCAAGACGGATTTTACGAAACCACCGTTTGTATATCGGGGTGTGTAGTACAAAAAGACTGGATTGTAGCTCATCGGTAGAGCGTTCCCCTGATAAGGGAAGGGTAGTAGGTTCGATTCCTACCAGTCCAATTTTACGCTGTGTAGCTCAGTCCGGTAGAGCGTCATCCTGAAAAGGTGAGCGTCACAGGTTCGAACCCTGTTGCAGCGGCTTTTACAATTTTCACTTTAGGATGAAACACAACATGATGCACCTTCCCACACTCTACAAACAACGTACAGACGGAACACTCCAACACTGGACGATTGAAGTAGACGAAGATAGTCACCGAACCGTTTCGGGCAAAGAAGGCGGGAAGAACATTGCGTCTAAATGGACGGTAGCCAAGCCGAAGAATGTAGGCAAGGCAAACGAAACATCCCCTGATGTACAAGCCTTGATCGAAGCAAAGGCAAAATGGAAAAAGAAATCAGAAGGTGAATACGGGACGAAAGAAGAAGCGATGGCTAAAGGTGGTGCGGCTGCTTTCATCAAACCGATGCTCGCTCTACACTATTCTGATAAGAACCGCAAGAAAGAAATCCTTGCGACGTTCGGACAGGAAATGATTTTCGGACAGCCGAAGCTGGACGGGATGCGGTGTATTGTTTCTAAGGATGGTATGCAATCCCGCAAGGGGAAACCTATTGTTTCGGCTCCGCATATCTTCAAGGCACTGAAACCATTCTTCAAGAAACATCCACATGTAATCTTTGACGGAGAGTTGTATTCACACGACCTGTCCCAAGACTTCAACCGTATTATCGAATTAGCCAAGAAGACAAAGCCGACCGCACAAGACCTGATTGAATCAGAAGAAACTTTGCAGTATTGGGTATACGATCTTGTTCCGGAAGACGAAGATTGCCCGGTCAAATTTGTAGGTCGCGACATCTTGCGTACACAATTTGTAGTCGAATTAGATTACAAGATGATCGTCAACACACCGACGTTCCGGATCGACGGCGAGGCAGACCTTGAAACCAAGTATCAGAAGATTCTTGATGATGACTATGAAGGGATGATGATCCGTCGTGGTGATCTTCCCTACATGCGGAAGAAGTGCAAAGCCCTTCTGAAGTATAAGCCGTTTGATGACGATGAATATGTCATCCTTGATGTCATCGAAGGAAAAGGAAACGGTTCGGGCAAGGCGGGAGCCTGTGTCATGCAGAACCGAAACAGCAAGGTAGACACATTCAATGCTAGACCCAAAGGATCATGGGCATTCTTGACACGGTTGTTAGAAGACAAGGAAAACGTCATCGGCTGTGAAGGTACGGTACGATACAACGGGTTGACTCCGGACGGTGTTCCACGATTCCCCCGCATCATTGAAATCAGGGACTACGAATAGTCCCCTAACGGTCGGATGCCCGAATGGTTAAGGGTGCGGATTGCAACTCCGTTATTTGTCGGTTCGATCCCGACTCCGATCTTTTCTTTTGAAAGAAAATTACACTATGATCGACCGTGAACAAAATGAAGACCTGTACTGGATCGTCGGAGGGATTTTCATTCCCAAAATTTCATGACCTGTTTCATGAAGCGAGCGATGACCAACGAAGAAAACTTCGCCATTGTAGATTGGCTAGAACAAAAAGGATATAAAGAAGATGAGCAAGACTAGAATAAACGCACTACTCTGTAACACCTGTGGCGATGTAATCTTTTCTAGAGCAAGACACGATTTTCATTGGTGTTCATGTAAGCAACAGGACGATGGGGATGACACTTCAATTTTCGTAGACGGTGGATTCGACTACATGCGATGTGGTGCAGGGATCAAGGCTGACTTCGAAAACATTACATTCATGGTGGAACAGACTGAAGAAGAATTGTATCAGGATTGGAATCATCACCGGGATAAGTACGGAACAATCAAAGAAAAAGATTGTCGGGTCATTTTTGACGATGAAAATTTTCTAGCTGAACAGCTTGTCCATCAGGTTTGTGGAACGATGCATCTGGCTGATGCTGAAATCTCTGATGAACATCGTGAACGAATGGTGTCAGACACAGCCGACTATCTAAAAAGAAAATGTATCCGTGCAGAAAAGAAGACATCCCCGAAACGTAAGGTATACCAAGACCTTGAAAATAACATGCACTACCAAGACTAATGATAATGAGCGAACGAATATTTCATGACATTTGGGAAGACTATGAAACAGGTCCGGACACTTGGGTTCGGACCTGTCCTATTTGTACCAGAGAGTTTGAGTTGCTTGATGCGTATGCACAGCAACGGTGTATCCCCTGTCAGATTCTAAGACGGAAGACACAGACCGAAGATGATCGTCATAGTGAGTACTTGGCAATAGGGCACAGAGTACGATTCCCACACAACGGAATCATATCAAATTTTATAATGAATGGAGTAAAATGAAATCACTAAAAACATATGTAACGGAATCGTTTGATGAATTAAATGACAAAAGGAAAATTGTGCGCCTCTGCCAACGAAATCATACAAATTGATTGGATAAATAAAAATACACGATTGCGGGTTAAAGGGGAAGATGTTGCAGGATACGATATTATCACCAAAAATCGTCGGATGAAAATCCAAGCAAAGTTAAGAGCCAGCTCCTTACATTTTGAAAATACCCGCCGAAATTCCGGAAAGAACATTGGAAAACAAAATGACACCGGGCATGTCGCCTACAAAATTACAGAATTTGATGCTGTCATGTTTTCTCGACCAGACATCAATGATTATAAAAATATCAACAAATGGGAATTTCTTGTTATTCCCGGCAGAGACTTAGAAGACCCAAACAATAAAGGATATTGCATGACGCGAATCCCGATTGGACTTCAAAAAAAGTATCACAAGCAAAAGTCCTAAATTTTTATGAGCAACTAATAGCCGGTGGTGTTTCTGCACAGGACACCAATCAGATTATCGGACGGTTGCTACGAGATGGAGACATCCCAAACTATTTTCTGTCCGTCCGATAAAAGAAAATGAACAATATCAGATGATAACTCCCAACGGACCTTGCCATTGCTCCCCAGTATGGTATAATTCATATGTTGAGTCGGCGTCGTGTCGGCTCTGAAATATGTCTCGGAGTATTATCCTATGTTCCGTATCTTGTATCTGGTCGTGATCGTTGCTTTGCTTATGTCGATGATCGGCTGTCAGGGAACCGTGTCGTATGGTTTTCAGCCTAACATCGATGGGCAGGCAAACACAATGGATTCGTCTGTTGGATTCACTGGCATGGGGAACAAATAATGTTTGATATAATCTCACAGCATTTTATCAATGTTCGCGGAATCGAAGGTGGTCTTCAATTCAATGTTGGGTTCGCCGGTCTGGTCATCGTTATCGGACTGATTTGGAATTGGGTCAATAAGCGGTTCGGACCCAAAAGACAGGGAGCCTAACGGAACCCTAACAGAAATCTGAATAGCTGATCTGCTGACCGGGGCTAGAAATAGCCCCTGTTGGCTTTGTAGGGCGGGCTGTATGCCCCTGTGAGCCGTTTGGGGCTCAGGCAGGTACGATAGGATGGGGGAATCTGGAACGGCTCACAGGGCATTCTAGGGGCTATTCCATATGTCCTGTCCTATCAAGGGGTTATAAAAATGTGAGAAATATTCACGGAAAGTAGTCAAAAGGGGTTGACTTTACCCTGAATCTATGGGATAATACTATTGTCGGGTCGGGGAAAAACGTTCCCTGTAATCCCCGGCTTTTTCAAGGAATCAAAATGGCAATGCTCGCATCTACTTTAGGAATGGAAGACTTCAATGCCGGAAAGCGGCAGACTCATAATCCATTTTCTAAGACTAAGAATCCCGATGAAGCGGCTGATTGGAATCTCGGATGGCTCCGAGCGTTCAAGTCTCTCACTGGCAACGATGCTATGGCTGATACACTTTCTGAACCTCTCTTTGCAGGGAACCGATAATATGCCCAAGGCATTACTGACACTGACTGATGAATCGACCGGAAAAGAAAGCGTGGTCTTCCGTATGTCTTCACGGAAACCACGTTGGGCGAAGACTGGAACCCGTAACGAATTCGTGCAGGTTTTACTGAAAGATGAATCATGGTCCGACCCGATTTTCCAATCGTCAAGCCAGTTAGATTTTCTTGAGGAAATCGAAAACATCCATCCCTTAGCGTTGGAACACATCCCGTCGTATTTGGATACTAAACAAATGACTGAAGCAGAAATCAAACTCAAAGACCTTGCCTTGCGGATCATCTATGACGAAGACCCCGGCACATCCTACGGATACGGCAGGTCATACGAACAAGATAAGTATCAGGGAAAAGAATCCGTCGCCTACGAAATCCTTGAAGTCCTGAACATCGACGAATGGACCGGAAAAGAAAAAGTATAAATAGAGATATCATGGCAAAGCAAAAACCTAAATCTTGGTCTATGGACTATCTCAAAAAGCGTATCGCTAAAGTCCGTAAACGCTCTGCCGCCGATCCCGCATGGAAAAAGAAGTTTGGCGATGCCGTAGAAAAGCGGCACAAAGAAGTCACGACGCCACGGCACAAAAAGCTGATGGCAGACATCGAAGCAGGTCGGGGCAAACCGGGACGCGAAAACCGGATGGACATGATCAACAAACAAAAGAAAAATAAATAACACACGGTTCTCTCGTATAACGGCACATTATACCTCACTCTTAATGAGGATGATATAGGTTCGAATCCTATGGGAACCACTTTACGGTTTCGTTGTCCAGCCCGGTCGAAGACACCAGACTTTTAATCTGGAGGCTAACGCCCATCGTAGGTTCGAATCCTACCGAAACCACTTTTGAAGGGAATATATTATGTGGGTATTACGAAAAAATGAAAATAATTGGTACGTTGCTGACAATCGAAAATGTAACGGCTCATATACTAATGATGTACTCAAGGCACAGAAGTTTACATCGAAAGAACAAGCCATAAGAAATTCATGTGTTGAAAGCGAACACCCTGTATCTGTTTATGAGCTATTGTACTGATGACAAAAGAAAACACACAAATGAAATGGTATGTAGTCTTCGATTCCCTGACGGGTGCGAGATTATGTAAAGATGGCAGGCTCCGGACGATGGCAAACTTCGGAACATTCAAATCGTGTGTTCGGGTTTACAAGTTGTGGGGTGCAGCCTCTAATGCGGTTCGCAAGTTGAACCGATCACACGATGAAAAACGGTTCAAGGTTCTGCCACTGGCGAACGATGAATCAATGGACGCTTCAGGAAAAATTGAAAAGGTAGACGTATAATATGAATCCCCTATCACGAATGATTGAGATTGCGACGAACGCTCACGCTGGATGGCTTGACAAGAACGGGATGCCGTATATTTTACATCCGTTGCGGGTGGCGTCTACTCTTGCGGCTGACGGGCATATGGTCTATACGCAGATGGTGGGCGTGGGGCATGATATTTTAGAAGACACCAACATCCCATATTCGGATTTAGTGAGCATGGGCATTCCGGTATCTGTTGCGAGGGGAACCGAAATCCTGACACGCATCGATGGCGAATCATACGAAGACTATATCAAGGCAATCAAGGCGAATTCGAACAGCCACGATAGTAAGGTAGTTGATGTTATTGCCGTGAAACTGGCAGACCTGAAAGACAATCTTGACCCGAACCGACTCACACAGGTCGGACACAAAAAGTTTGAGTTGCCTCACCGGACGCGAGTAAAGTATATTCTTGCTCACGAATACCTGATGGGGAAGATGGACGGACAGACTTACGATTACTTTACAAACATCAACGAAGGGAAGTATACAATACTATGATTACTGAAATTGATACAGATTTTTACTGACGCCCGAAGAATTGCACAGACTGGCAGACTGGTTCGACATGTATGATGCCGACTATGTTCGCAGGACAGGCAATACGCGGGGGAATGGTGTACAAAAGGATTTGCGTCGATGTGCCGCATACCTTGAAATCGTAACAAAGAAAGCAGCTAAATAATGAGCAAAAAGCGAAACCCAAATCCGAAGCCTGACAGCATGAACGGTCGGCGCGTCAATGGTTCGAACGTCAAGCGGGCTGAATGGACGGAACAGAAGCAGACCGAAGCGGCTGAACGTCAATCCTATTGGGATGGCGTGTCACTTAAAGATAAGGTTCTTGATTTGAGGGGGCGGCGGGGAGCAAGTCGAAAGCAGATTGACCGGATTGCCGATCAACTGTATTTTGAGGCAGAGGAAAAAGAAGAACGAAAAGCCGAAGAAGAAAAAGAAGAAAGTTACTAAATAACAGTCTGCACAGAAGGATAGATTCTATCCCTTTATGCAAAACGCTCTGTAAACATTTATTGGATGATGCCCTGTCTTGTAAACAGGAGAATTCGGCTCGATTCCGAAACGGAGCTTTTCACGAAACAACACACACTTTACCCTATGAAAAGGAATGACTCACGATGAAAGCAAACATATTTGTACAGACCGTAACACAGACTCCCGAACAACGCGGCGGTGTTTTAGGTTGTCTTACCACATTCGAAACGGAAAAACGGGCTATCTATTTGCCTGACAAGGGCGTGATTATCGAATACATCCGTGACAATAAAAATAACCCTGTCGGCGTGATGCTCGCGATGAAGCCTACCGACGAATGGGAAGAAATGTTTCAGGGTGTTTGTCTGCCGAATCAATATCTTGTCGGGTGGTCGTTGTGTAATGTAAACGCCGGGGACAAGTTTGACAAGGCAGAAGGTATCGGCATGGCGGCTGAACGTGCTATGAATCTGTTCAGTCTTGCGGTCGATGTTCCGGAGACTATCGAAAATCGGATTGATGTATTTCTTGATCGGGCACAACTCTACTTCAAGGATTGTTCCTGTGGGGTTCAATGTGAGAGTAATCCTAGGAAAACCGAAAAACTGGAATTCCATGAACGGGCGACGATGGCGCATCTTGCTATTGATGCTGAAGAAGCTCGGCGCGAACAGGCATTGGACGAAATCGAAAACATGATCGGTGATCTTTCTCCGGTTGGTGCATGAGATGGTAACTCTCTCGACTCTACGAAAGAAAGCGTATGCCTTGGATGACATGGCAGAGACACAGGACCAATACCGGGATGACAAACCGGTACGGTTTCTCGGGCTCTGGTTCGGTTCATCCAAGGCGGCAAAGGCAATGGAAATGTATGCTCTCGACCGTGGGCATATTACTTCCGAACCATATCTGACCGGTAACGGTCTTTGGAATATGAAAGTCCAGTATACAAAATGACCTCTGACTCACAATACGTTGACATGTCAACCCGATACGAACAAGCGACAAAGGATATCAAATATCTATTGTCATTTGTTCCTGATTGGGCAAAACACGAACCCTGCTATTGCGACGATCCTACTATGTACGGGACCGGAACATGTGACGGTGATCGGGCAGTAAAAAAAATGGTCGATGAGATTGTGGAACGAAACAAAGAAATAAAATGGATCGAAAAATGATTGACACATATCTACTACAACACATCGAAGGTCAGCATCCAGCACGACGGATGGACTACAATACTCTATACATGGGATTGATGGATCAAGTACGGCTTGGCAACATCAAGATGGCGACACTCGGTACTCGGGTGCTGTTCAACTATTCCAGAAAGTGTACATACGATCAAGCGTGGAACATCTTCACATTGATTGCTCGGGGACTAATCCTTGATGTCAAGTACAAAGAAGTTGTAGCGACTCCGTTTCCTAAGTTTTTCAATTGGGAATCAGAAACAGACTACGTTCCTGACACAGTGTTTACTGTACATGAAAAGATTGACGGTTGCTTAGGTGTCATCTACTTCTATAATGGCAAGTGGCGAATCTCGTCGCGGGGGTCGCTGTCTTCTGACGTTGCGGCTGTCGGTCAAGAAATGTTAGACAAGACCTCTGCGAGCGAAATGCTTATCGAAGGGCACACATATATCTGCGAAATCGTACACGAAGATTTCCGTATCGTTGTTCCTTATGTCCATAACGCATTATATATTCTTGGTTGCTACAGTGACCAAGGGTACGAAACTGAATTCAACAAAGATGTTTTCGAAGTTGCTGGATTCCGTATGGCAAAATCATTCGGTGATATTACAGACCTTAACAATCTGACACAAATCATCCGGTCATGGGACTATAAAAAAGAAGGGGTTGTCATTAGATTCCCGAACGGTCATCGGATGAAAATCAAGTCTACGGATTACATGAACATGCATCGGCTTGTCTCGGACTTCTCACCTTTGCGGGTGTGGAATATCCTGATGGACGAAGATACTGAATCTATCATCGACTCACAGGGTAAGTTGCCGGAACCATACAAGTCGCAATTCAATGAATTGGCAAACGGGTTCGAACAGACATTTGTACAGAAGTTAGAAAGATTGCGGGAAGTAACATCTGATACTAATCATATGACTAATCAAGAATTGAATATCTGGATGAATGAATATTCAGACCCGTATGCGATCAAACGATTTATCTTCCCATTGAGAAATCAGGGAAATAAGTTTATTGACAATGCATACACAGAAGGAACGAAGACACGACGTAACATCTTCAAGACTTTCCGACCGGACAACAATGTCATGGACGGTGTGAATCTATTGAACCTAAAAGAAAAGGCTATTTGATATTATGGGAAGACCCAAGGGTAGTACAAACAAGAAGAAGAAAATTGCCAAGAAGAAAACTACTGGCACAAAGAACCGTGAAGGGTATCGTGTAGTCGCAAAGCGGGCTGAAGAACCCAAAACATATAATCTATCCTACGGCAAGGCATCTAAGAAGTTAGAGGATGTCTTGTCGTTCAACGGTAAGCTGTGGGAAACTGCGGAGTTTCCTATCCCGGTCAAGTACAAACTGAAGCGGGACGCTCTAGCGGCATGGGGAAAAATCGCCAAGGGAGCATACGAAAACAACGGTGTCGCTGCAACGCTCCCGGTCGATGAAGACATCGAAACGTCATTCGGCACTGCCGGTGGGATGATGGATAGTTGCACTGGCTATCTTACACGCGATGCGTCTGCCCCTGTTGCGGGATGGGACGAAGAAGATGCTGCGGCTGATCCGCCAACACCAACGACACCGATTGAGGCATTGTATGATATTATGATGCTATTGAAAAACTTTCGGACGTTCCGTGAATCTATGCAGTTCGGCGTGGCAAAACGTGTGCTTGAACGAAATGGTATGAAACTCGAAAAGGGATACGGAGAATGATTTATTATTGGTGGATCATCCCGCTGCTCGGCATCTATTGGGTGTACGGATGGCTCTCATATGAAGTGAACCAAGCGGGCAAGTTGGGGACATACTCGCTGGTGATGTGGCTCATGGGATTGTTAGCCTTGTGGACACTCGTTGCTCCGTACTCCAAGCGTCTTGTATTCGATGCCGTATTATATGACACACTCATGGTGGTCGGGACATACGGGGCACTGGTCTATTGCGGAGCTACATTGAAGTTTGGATTTATACAATACGCAGGGATGGCAATGGTACTCATCGGAATCCTATTAGTAAAGACAGCAGAAGCATAAGGAACAATATTATGTCAAAACGAGCAGAGCTATTTCAGAAAACAACAGAGACACGGAACGCCGCCGCCGAGACTATTTTCACTGAATGTATGTCGGAAGCGGAAGACGGAAATTTTACATGTACTCATAAATTTGATAAGGCAGACAAAAAATATTATGAAGACATCGGGGAGATACTACAAGAAGAACCATACAATCTCTCTGTGACGTTTTACGATGTCAGCATTGTGATTTCATGGAACGACGGAGAATAAAAATCAGTACTAATAGCATAGAAAATATTTGGGTTTGTGGTGAGCTTCAGCCCGGCTTCCAAGAAACCATTGACAACATCGATGTCCCGTTCGCGTGGATCACGATTACACAACCGCCCTACCGTGGGTGTTTCTGTGCCAACAAAAATATGGTCGATGGGATCAAGATGAAGTTTCATGACTTCGACATGCTCGGAGGGCTTGGGGGGATGAAGGCAAACAAGACACCATTCAACAGGGCGATGGCGATCCAGATTGTACGGTTTCTGAAAAAGATACAAAACAATGATACAATCAAGCTGTTGGTGATCAACTGCTTCATGGGTCAGTCCAGATCGGCGGCGGTCGCAAAAGCGGCAAATGAAATATTGGGGCTTGACAAACCGGGTGATGTATGGTATAATCCTATTGTATGTAAGGATAAAGAAACCAATCCGTCCATCGAAATCTATAGGATGATTATGAAGGAATACAATGCTTGAAGTTGAAATGCCCTACGACAATGTAATCCAGATACGCTTTGATTCTAATTGGGAAGCGTGTTTCTCTATGTGCCGTGTGCAGGAATACTACGAAGCACCGGACCCGAACATCAAGAACAGTGCATTCAGCTTTGAGGATTTGTTTCACTCGCTCGGCAAACAGAACGGGAAACTTTCCTATGTTTGGCATGGGTTCAACGTTCCCGGCGTGATTGTCGATAAGTTTATGAAAGAACAATATTCTCTCCGACCCTGTGAAAAAGAATGGTGGGATCGGGTCAAGAAAGATAAATCAGCAGACCCTCATCGGATGTGGTATCTGATTGGGACATCAAAAGAAAACCTGAACATCGAAAAACAAACACTGAAACATGAGTTGGCTCACGCCTTCTGGTATATGGACCCGGTGTATTGTGATGAAGCGAAACGTTTGCTTGATGGTAGGATGACAGACGAAACCCGCAACGGCATCTACAAGAAACTGAAACAGCTTGGGTATTGTATCTCCGTGATAAGCGACGAAGCTCATGCCTATCTCGCTACATCTACTGACCATGAAATCGAATGTCTGTTCGGGATTGAAAATCCGATTGCCTTGTGCAGACCATTCAGAAATCTGTTCCGAAAACAGAAAAGGAAAATGCAATGATTGGCACACTCGCACACATCCCGAACGACCCGCCAGTATGGGTTTGTATTATTATGGTTATATCAATGCTTATCGGGGTGGTGGTTTTTATTGTTGCGGCTGCGATAGGTGTTGCCGGTATATGTGTCTATATCGCTGGCTGGCGAAAGAAGCGAAGGGCAGCAAAGATTCTGCGGGAACACGCGAAGCGGAAGCGGAAGGCATATCTGGCATCACCAAAATGTGTCATAGATACGTTCCAAGAGAACAAATACAAACAGGGAAAGCGTGAAGACGAACAATACGCCGAAGTGTTGGCATGGCTCAAACAGCGAGCGAAGAATGGATACAAGTCCGGTGTGTATCAAACACGGCATAGGTTGTATGACTTCACAATAGAAATGCTGGAAAAGGATTTCTGTGTCTTCAAGGCGAATCCGTGTGTGATTACTAAATGTACTAAGGTCGGTCCATACAAATACGGTGGATTTGAATACAAGATGTTCGTCCGAACACAAGGAAAGAAATAACAATGGCTGTACTAATAGACTTCCAACAGGTTCTAATAGCAAACGTGATTGTCCAGTTGACCTACCCACCGAAGAACGATCCCGGTGTGAAGGGTCGATCACCTACCGATCTGTGTCGGCACATCGTCATGTCACAACTAAAAAACTATCGTCGGATGTTTCCCCAAAGAGACTACGGCGAAATCATCTTGTGTCTGGATGGTGGCGACCTGTGGAGAAAAGATACGTTCCCTTACTACAAAGCACTTCGCAAGGCACAGAAAGATGCGTCAAACAAAGATTGGGATAAGATTCACGACATCTGCGACACGATCAAAGACGAATCTAAAAAGTACTTTCCCTATCCGGTCGTACATGTAAACAAGTGTGAAGCCGATGATGTCATTGCAATCATGCTCCGAGAAATCCGCAAGACATCGGATGAATCAATGGCGATCATTTCTTCTGATGGAGACTTCTATCAGCTACATTCATACGGGGATGTAAAACAATACAGCCCGGTAAAGAAAAAGTTTATCAAACCGGACATCAATCCCAAGGCATATCTTTTGGAACACATCCTGACCGGCTGTTCGGGTGACGGTATTCCGAACGTCCTGTCTGACGATGATACGTTTGTGAATCCGGATAAGAAGTCCAAGACAATGACGAAGGGGCGGATCGCATCTCTTATCCAGAATCAGACCTGTGAATGTCCCGGCATGACCACAAAGAAGATCAAAAAGAACATCCACCGTAACATGCGGTTGATCAATCTTATGAATGTTCATAAGTACATGCCAGAAGACCTGCATACGAAAGTACTAAATAAGTATGCTGTGGCACATGAAAAGGCTGAACAGCGTGGAAGATCGTGCTTGTTGCCATACTTCCAGAAAATGAACATGAGACTACTATTGGATTCCATTGGAGAATTTTGAATGACACTTTACCTTAGCGAAATAATGAAGATGATCGGGGAAGCACCGTCCGATGCAGCAAGAATACATCTGTTACGGAAACACAACACAGCCGAGCTACGGGTACTTTTGATGTACGCCTTCCGAGCCGACTACCGGCTATACGGATACGGGGCGGTCTGCCCGAACCGGGGCTGTGACAACGGACCTATCGACAACGCACCGTCACATCTATTCAAGGTGTTGCGGTCGCTTCATGTTTGTAAAGACTCATATCCTATCCCCGCCATCAGGAAAGAAAACATCCTATGTAACTTTCTTGAATCACTGGCGAAAGAAGAATACAAGGTTCTGGAAGAAGTGTGCAAGGGAACTTTCTGCTACGGGCTGACACCGAAGCTAATCAACCAAGTCTTCCCCGGCATGATTCCGGAAAAGCATCAGAAGAAACTTGAGTTGGATGAAGTGGACAAGAAAGCAGTGGCAACAGAAGAAGTTGTCATTGAAGACATCATCATGCCGACCCAAGTTGTCGAACCAGATTTTGCTGGCGAGCCACAACCCGAATACACGGTAGACTCACTGAAGGATGATGATTCTGCCGGGACACCCGAACCGATTGTCGAAGAACCGATCGTGGTCAAGAAGAAGTCTAAAGGCGGTCGTCCACCGGGAAGCAAGAACAAACGTAAGCCGGGGCGACCCAAGAAAAAGGGAAGCAAGAAGAAGACCACAAAGAAGACAACTAAAAAGTCTGGTTCTAAAAAGAGAGTAGTCAAACCCTCAGAAACCGAAGAAGTACAAGAGGAAATAAATGGGGATTCAACTTCCGTATGAAACTAAGATAGGCGTATTGAAAAGAGAGTTTTGGAATCTCAACCATCTTCTATTTGATGGTGAGCTTCCGAGAGGATGCCATGAGTTTTCAATCATGCAGAAGAAAAGTGTATGGGCACACTATATTCCGTGTGACCGGAAACTAAAGTCTGGAATCGTAAAACGATGTGGGCTGTTCGAAATCCACGATCACTTTATATCAAAACAATATCTGCGAGATACGCTCGCCCACGAAATGATTCATCACTATCAATGGACAGTTGAAGAAGTAGACCCACACCACGGACAGACGTTCAAGGATTGGGAAGACACATTTACAAAACACGGAATCTCATTGTTCGAAAGATTAGATTCTCCGTATAAAAAAGGTCGTTTGGAATGAATACAAACAAACAATTCAGGGCAGTGTCATGGGACAACGGGGTTGGTGTGGGCGACAAAATGTTCCCGGCGGTTGATACCCCGGAACAGGCATCCGAACAATTGAAAGAACACTTCAACGCATACCCGAAAAATCTCGGCAAAATTGAACGATGGAATCCATTCACTTCATTATGGGAAACATACACCGATGAACGAAAAGTCCTGTAAAAAAAAGAAACCCGATGCCAAGCCTGAATACGTTGGTGGCGAAGCGATCCGGAAAGCCGTAAAGAAACTATGGTCGCCGGTCGTGCGGGGCATCACCAATATCGACATCAAGCATCTCTACATGACGAACGGGCTCCGAGCCTACCGTATGAATGTGGGTGTCAAAGATAATCCCGGTGCGGAATCATACTTCATAAAGTTTGATCCTGTGCGGGAGAAAATCATAATGGTCGATCCACCCTTCCCACCGCTTCCAAAGAAAAAGAAGAAGCGTCAAGCCAAGAAAAGAAAGACAGCTAAAACATGAATGATAATGAAACATGGATGACCGAAGTAGATGTTCGTATGAAGTTTGCTAAAAATGTGCATCCTGAAATAGAACAACGGGAACAAACCCAACTAAACATTCTGTATCAATTGCTTCTGTTGAACAAGAAGTTAGACAAGCCCATGCTTATGCCGACTTACGGGGGACCGCGATAATCATGCCATGCTATCAATACCAATGCTCTGAATGCGAACACTACTTTGAGCTTCCAACAGCACCGTGGAGTAGCAGCGAAGATGACGAACAGCTAAAAGAGCCATGCCCTGAATGTGATTGTGTCGGAACCGTGGAGCGTGTGCTTTCTAAACCGGCGATCATGGAAGGGCTGAGTAAGAAGAAACGAATCAGTAGCCAAGGCTGGAAAGATACACTTCAACGGATTCAACACCACCACCCGCGAGCCAAAGGCATCAAAGGAATATAAAATGAGAGAAGACCCCCAATCACCAATAGGCATAACGTCCCAACCGTGTATGAGAGAATTACTGCATCGGAAAACCGAAGCCGCATATAAAGAAAAGAATGCAGCCCTTATTCAAGCGGCTGATGACTTTATCAACGACATCTGTATACCCGATTGTGAAAAGTCAGCCAGCAATGGATTAGATGAACGCAAGATTTATCTTGAAGGAATTTTTCGGGATGCCTCCGAATTTATCATACAAAAGTTGACGGACAAAATGGGAACGTATAGATTAGATGTACAATACAATGCCGAACGAATGCCACACGGGAAAGCATGGCTCATTATAAAATGGGATGACTAAGATGAGTTTCGCAGACCTGAAGAAACCAAAGACGAAAAAGTTTACACATGTCTATCCACCCTATGTGGAGTTGCTTTCTGATCTTGTGTGTGAGACAACGGAAACCGGAAGACGGTATCAGACCCTTGAAGGAAACTGGTATCCGTCCATTACGACTGTCCTACAAGAGAAGAAAAAGAACAACGCCACATTGAAGAAGTGGAACCGCGACAATCCCGGTGCGTTAGCCAAGGCTGGTACTCGGGGTGATCGTGTACATACACTGATTGAAAACATGCTCGACAACGAACCGCTAAAGAACATCGGTCCAGACCGGATGATGATTGATCTTTTCCGGAAAGTCCTGTCTGAACATGTAGACAACATCGAAGCACAAGAAGTGATGCTATATTCGGACCAGTTAGGAATCGCCGGTCGCTGTGACCTGATTGCCGAATGGAACGGGACAAGAGCGATCATCGACTTCAAAACATCCACCAAGAAAAAGAAACTTCGATTCCTTGGCGACTACCAAAAGCAGATGGCGGGCTATACCAAGATGCTCGATGAGCTTGTGGGTCAGCGTGTCGCTCTCGCGGTCAACGTGATCGTCACGGATGCCGGGGATATCCAGACGTTCGCAATCAATCCATGGGATCATCTGGACGATCTTGAGGATGACATCAAACATTTCTATAGAGTAAACAAGTCTTTAGCCTTGACATGATACAAAATGTCGTGTATAAATACATACATGGCTACAATGAAAGGCAAAACTACAGCGGGCGTTCCAGCATGGGATATCTATGTGAAGAAGAATCCTGTATTCAAAACGGTTGACTTCGAAATAGAACACGGCATGTCTGCTCCCCTGATGGTCAAAAAAGGTCCGAACCTTTCGGCTAAAAAGGTTCTGCCTGAAAAGACGAAGTTTCATATCACCGAAACCAAACTACACAAAATGAATAAACTTGAGTTTGCCAAGGTGAAAGCCGGGTCGATAAACGGATTCATTCAGATCAATCGGATACGGAAACCCACCGGGATCGAAACCACAACCGGTGACGAAGACCGGGCTTTAGCTTCTCTTGATAAAATGATTAAGAAGAACAAGGCTCCCATGACCATCATCCTCAAGAATGGTTCGACCATCATAGGCAAATACAAAAATATTGTCGGAGCCCGAACAATTTCCGGGACACCAAAGGCTGACTTTGCGTGTTACGATAAAGCCAAAAAGAATATCATTTTCATCTCACACAAAAAGGCTGGCGGTGCAGCATCGTTCCAACAGTATTCCGGAGTGACCGCCGGTGCGGGCGATCCGATCCATCTTCATCCAGAAGTCCAAGACTTTCTACGTTCCGTCACAGCCTACATCAAAAAAGGAAAGTTGGTTCATGCTGTGTATCGTAAGGTCCGATCTAAGAAGCTAAAGAATCTTGCGATCTATGGACCGGATTGGAAGAATAGTAAAACCGGATTCGGACCTGAGCATTGTCAATTCATCGGGCAAGGAAACCCAATACTAAAGAAGACTAAAAAAGATAATGTATATGAGTTGACGTTCACAGAGCATGTAGGATTCTCGGGCGACGTATCGACATTCAAAGGCGGGCTGGATGTTGTACTCGGTGCGACCTATCGGGCAGGTAGAGGATTTGAAGTTGATGAAAAAAGATACAGTGGAGCCAGAATAGGCATCATGCCATTGTCACTTATTCACCGTCGATCCGGAGCGACTGAAATATAAACAATGAAAGATTTTTTACAATGAACATCTTGGTACTCGCAACAGATTCTCCCTCTAATCCTCTTGGCGGTCTTGCCGTAAGACTACTGAACCTTATGGAAGGAATGCCCGAACACAACTTTCTCGTTGTGGGGATGCAATACAACTCAAAAAAACTGCGGTCAGGAAAAAACTGGGAGTTTGTACGATTTTCCAATCTCAATGGATGTGCTACGGACACCGATCCGATCAAGTACTGGCTACTATCACAACTTGATATCGCGATGTGTACTATCGAAGCTGTCCGGTCGCGGGGATTCAAAGTAGACATTGTGCAGGCAACAGATGGGTTTGTGTTTCGTGCGGGGCAACACCTGTCCCGCCACTACAAGGCTCCCTTTATTGCCGAGATGCAGTTGAGCCTTCCAGCAATACACTCAAAAAAACGAATCACCTGTTCCAAAGATATGAAGGAAGCATCATGGATGAACATACAGAAAGTATACGAACATCGTGGGCTAATGTTTTCCGATGCAGCCATCCATGTATCTGAGGCATACTCCAAATACTTCGCAACGAACAACCACACAGAAGTTATCGCGAATGGTGTAGACACAGAAGCGTGGAACAAATATACAGAAATCCCACCATACAAACTCCCCGGTGGTCCGGACCACCTAAAGATTCTATACATAGGGCGATGGTCGCCTATGAAAAATATGAACGCTCTGCTTGAGGCAGACTTGCCATCCAATGTCGATCTGTTGTTGGTAGGTGAATCATATATCCCTAAGTGCGATAGAAAAAATAACAACAATGTATATGTGATGGGAAAGATTTGGGATTCACAAGAGAAGATTGACTTGATGCATTCTGTCGATGCGGTAATCATCCCTTCGACCCATGAGCCATTCGGTATTGTTGGTCTAGAAGCAATGATATCAAAATGTCCTGTCTTGACTTCGGGGGTTGATGGGTTGGCTGAATGTATCCCGGCAGATGTCGGTATCAACTGCGGCACATCTCCGGAATCAATCAGCGATGCGGTTCAATCACTAATGGATATGCCTGCGAGAGAAGTGCATAGACGGATTGACAAAGGATATGATTTTGTAATGAACAATCATGATTGGCAGAAACATATCATTCCAAAATTCCTAAGTTTGTATGAACGGATGGCGACCCTAACAAATCCCGTATGTCTCAAACCTATGTAAGTCAAGGCTCCGTAAAGGGTTAGATACAAGTCTAGTAATAACAAGCACTTATGAGAAGTGGAAGTTGAGGCTCCGATTGGTGGAAGATCAACTTCCACATTTCGATTCTAAGGGCTCTAGGATCGTCTGTGTGTCGTTTCATGCTCAGGCAGGTACGATAGCATGGGGGAGCTTAGAACGGTTTAGAACGGCTTGTATAGGGCTCATGACCGTACATTCATATCTATAGCGTTACCAAGCACTTACAGACCCCGAGTTGCCAGTCAAATAGCAAGTCCTTATCCAGTAAGGGTTTATAACAAAGTATACTTTTTTTCAGAATTCCAGTCAAATAGGGTTGACAAATGCCCCGATCTATGGGATAATATACTTGTGAGTCGGGGACGGAGCCTGATTCACCTTCTGAAAACTTCATAGTGGCGACGGGACGGACAGACAAGATCACCTACCCCATAACGCCACCGGGATCGATGCCCGATCTTTTCTCTTTTGAGGATTATAAAATTGCCCGAGCGACTTTTCCCACCCTAGCGACGGTAAGGGTTGACCGGCATGTGTTTCCCTAATGCCGGGAGAATATTTCCAATGAACCCCTTACCGGAAAGTTGGCACTAAAATGTTCAGTGATTAAAACCACACACAACCAAAACATCTTCGGGTCGGTTTAGCGACCGGCTCGAAATTTGAGTTAGTCGTATAACGGTATATTATGCGTCGGGTATCCCGGCGAGATGCAGAGTCGATGCCTGCCTAACTCATTCCCCTATTGGAGTAGGATTCACGAATGGCAACGAAACAGAAAAAGAAATCTCTCGACCGCAAGACCGCGATGTACTCGCGTGTTCGGCGTCGAAATGAATTTTTGATGTGGGCACTTCGGGAGCTTGACGCTCGCTGCGAACATTGCGGTAAAGCAGTTGACATCGAAGAATTTTTCGGTTGGCGAGATAGCGTCACGCTCCATCATGTGAACGAAGACCGATCTAAGAATCTCCGCGATGACATCAGGGATGACAAAGAACTGGTCATCATGCATCGGGGCTGTCACCGCAAACATCATCAAGGAACGAAATAATGTTCAAGAACGTATACGGAAAAATTGGTAACATGCGTAAGGATGTCGATTGGACGGTCTATGAGGGAGTAGACACGGATGGAAACGTAACCATTCAGTCTAACGCTCGCATTGCCGCAATCAATCTAAAAACCGGTCAGGGCGTCTTATCAAAGGCTTGCCCGTCCGGTGCTTATTTTATGCACCTGAATTCGTACATGGGTGCAAAGCCTGTGTGTGTCCTAGAGACTACGGTACTCGGTGATCTTCGAACGCTCTTTGAGGGAAAATAAAAGATGGCAACCGAACCGAGAAAAGTTACTGTGTATCGGGAAGAATCTCGAAACTATGAAGACCAGTACGGTTTCAAACACACAGCGAATTTTATTACTGAAACAAAAGAGTTGACATATACGGACGAAACATACCCATACAAGTATTATACAGATGTATGCAATACACCGATTGCGGTTGATGAAGACGGAAACAAATTTTGGCGATCAGTACAAACAGATTATGGACCGGGCTGCACAACTTGGGGTCGGATGAATCCGGATAACACAGTAACCGAATATGATCCAAAACAAAAAACGTGGTATGAAAATTTTTCATATGAGAATCGTCCTAGATGGAAAAGGTATGATATTATGAACGAAGAATTTATTTTTGAAGATGCACAGGGTCGGAAGTGGACGATTGCTATGGAGCAAGATTTCGAAGACGATAACGTAAAGCAGTTTTACACTGTGACGAACAGCGACACCGGGGAAGAAGTTACTATTGATGGCGTATCGCCTTACACCGACACATGGCGTGTTGAAATCGAAAACTTTTTGGATAGGATGTAAATACTATGAGCGATGACATTGTTCGATATAATTCGGGTGATGCGATATTCGTGACCGGAGTTTTCGCGATGATTACAATCCTCGTGGTTCTGTTTGCGGGCGAGCCTGATTTGCTTGAAACTATTGTTGCTTGGATCGGGAGACACTAATATGGCAAATGACCAACCAGCACAATTTCATCCAAAGGTCGGCATGGGTGCGACTGGCTCATGGTGGTCTGACCGTCACGCATTCACGGTGATTGAAATCAAGTCGCCTAAATGTATCATGGTTCAAGAAGATACATCGAAGCGAACCGACAAGAACGGGATGTCGGAAAGTCAATCATACGACTTTACTCCGAATCCGGAAGGTCGGACCTACGAAGTGACGCTACGCAAAAACAACTATTGGATTCCGCGTGGGCAGGACAAAAATTCTACCCCACGATTTTCTCTCGGGACTCGCTCAGAATACTACGATTACTCATACTAAGGAATGCCATGAGCAATAAACTTGAACCATGCCCGAACGGATGCAGCACATATGCCGGTGTGCATCTATGGGAAGATGCCGGATCGGATACCGGGATGACAAATGCCGAGGGCATCTACGATGAACAGCAACACATCGAAGAATGTAAAGAGTGTGGATGCGAACGATTCAAATGCGTACAACAGATCATGGAAGAAGATAACAACCGACAAGTAACTTACTACGGTAAGTGGTCGAAAACTCCGAACGATTTATCACAAATGATGGGACTCTAAAATGAAATTTATTACTTGGACACTGTTACTCTGTATGTTTATGTTTTTCTCTGTGAAGACCGCGACCGGATCGGTGAATCTGTGGCTGTTGTCTGAAGCTGTGCCTGTTGTTTCGGTAGAGTATTCAGATACAAATGTGTGGGTAAACACATCTCTGGTCGCAGATCATTACGGCGACGGGATGTTTACCGTATGGACCCACGAAGATGTTCCATACGCTCCATTCAATATCCGACTCAATGAAGACGATGCATACACATATCATATTGCGAACCCTGATATGGTTCTTAGTGATGTACAAAAATTTGAAGCGTATGTTATTCAGGGACTTGATGGGCTAACATATCTCGACTTCACGGCTCGGAATGATGACATTACTTTGCAGGGCGTGGTTCGCGGAGAAGCTGTACCAAGCATTCCCGAACCGTCTACCCTATTGTTGTTCGGCATTGGAACATTCTGTCTACTCTCGGGAAGGAAAGTTGACTGATGATGACTGACCCAACACCCCTATTACCGATTGTCTCTCTTGATTGCCGATACTTCAAGGCGACCGGCAAACCACGGAAAAAGTATCTCAATGTCGTATCTATCCTTGCGGAGACACTCAAGCAGACCGATATGTCTCTGGAAGAATCAGAGGCGTTGATCGAAAAATGTAGACGATGCAAGAAACATAACACGTTGCTTATGATTCTTGACGAACGATTTGAGTATATGAGAGTATAAAAGGAAAACAGAAAATGACAACTAAGATTCTAACGTGTTCATGTAACCACAAATTTCAGGACGAAACCTACGGTGTGAACAAGCGTGTTCATAATGTCGGCGGTACAGACGGATCGAAGTACAAGTGTACGGTCTGTTCGCGTGTCCGTGAAGGGAAGCCCGAAAAGGGAAGCAGAGGAAAGAAGTAAAACCACAACAATGATTCTCATCCTACCCCATGCCCGTCAAACGGTGTGGGGTTTTTATTTACCTAACAACGCCATGCTGTGTCGGTCCATTCAACCGGACCTTTGTGGCAGATGTGATTGTGATATTAGCCCCGGCATTCATAGAGATAGAACCACCGGCTGTCATGTTGATATTGTTCGCGGCGGTGATCCGCGTCCCGCTTCCGGAGTTGATGACCGTATCATCCCCCGATGTGATATTCACTTTCGAAGAAGCGGTTGTGTTGATCGATGCGGAAGATATGATATTGATCTTACCGTCACCAAGAATATTTGTGATTCCATCTGTATCGAATCTTACATTTCCTGACGTAATGAAACTTACATTTTTCGTTGTATTGAATATTACACTCTTGTCTGCCTTGACCGTGATATTTTTCTTGCTGTATACATTAGTCTCGCCATCGACGGTGATATTCACTGTGCCTTCCACATAGACATAATCGTGCCCGGCAATAAGTGTATAGTTTTTCCCTTGGACTTTTACAACCCTGTCTCCGTTGGGATGGATTTCCTTGAACGTCCCTGACCGATGATACTCATGGATGCGTTCTGCTCCCGGTGTGTCATCGACTTCAAAGACATGCCCCGACTCAGATTCGTATACATGGTTCTTCGGATACACCGCAGCATACGGTACATCCGGTTCGCCCCATCCGGTTTCTTTTGCTGTTGGCACTACAAGTTTTTGATTTAGTTGTTTGTCCCATAGGATAGTAGAATCGGTTTTCTCGTTTCGTGCAAGACGGTTTACGTCTGGTTCATTTAGATATTCGTCGCCGGGATATATTCCGTCCGGATCGTGAAAGCCGATGGCATCATCTACCCCGGCTGAATCCGTAGGCTTCCCCGGCAGACATCCCATCACGATAGGGTCTTGGGCGTCTTGACCGTCACGGAAAAACCCGACTACCCACGTTCCCTGTACGAGCCCTGAATGGCTTGTGCCGATCCCGTTCATAGCCGTGTCAGTGACCGGCAACATGATTGTAGCCCACGGTAGGGCGGCTGTGGGGATGTCAATCTTGTTCTCGGTGTGATAGCCAAAGCATCGGACCTGTACACGACCACACTTCATAGGATCGATATTGTTTTCCACAACACCGGTATACCATACCATCCCGTTTTGTCCAAGTATATTATTCTGCATTATGCAAGTGCCGTTTCTCCAAGCCCGAAGTCTGATGGTGACGGGACTTGGGTTGGTGTTTCAATTTCCAATGTTCGGATATCTGGAAGCGGAGAATGGAACGAATCTTTTCTAAGCTGTACATAGGTCTTGTAATCTTGTCTTCGGATTCTGTGTCTTACTGCTGTAACCAATGCTCTGCCCGAATACCATCTCTCAAACTTATCTTCGCTTCCGACCACCAACAGGGTAGATGGAAGATTTACTGAGATGACATTGCCTACTGAAATCGCGGGCGTCCCCGGTATCGCAATATTTAGTACAATCTGTTCCCACTGCGACATGTATGAATTTCTATTTGTCAATCCTGCGTGGTCATCATGTCTCTGTGTATTCTCGCCATACAGGTCTGTGTGGTTTGTTGTGTAATATTGTTTCGTATTTTTTATGGCATCTATATTCGTATACTTGTATGCAAGATCGTAATAGTTGGCGGTGTCTTCTACGGGATTTCGTCTGATGAGTTGATGTGCCCCACCGGGTTCTCCGCTGCCCGGTTCAAGGTGGACTATCTTATTGTATTGTGCAAGATAAGAAAAGGGAGAGACACGGATATTCTTATTCATAACATCGTGTTGGTATGTGATCGCCGCGTAGCGACCGTCATTGATTCCTTCTAGCGTGTCTATGGTAGACCCAAACTCAAACGCAATAATGTTTGTCATCCGAGCGTGTATTGGTACTACGTCTTCAGAAGATACAGCATCAGAGAAAAAGTATTCTCCCTGTGTCGGTCCAGCCGCGAGCTTAGAAAGAGACTTCAGAAACGCCCCTTTGGTTATAGTCTCATACATCAACAGATCGGATATTCCGTTTTCTTCATCTGTTATCGCCTTACTACAAATCCAGTGCATCGCCGGGATGGGTTTCATGTTGGGGACGATAAGATTATAGTCGCCCACGGTTTCATCACGCTCTGTCCAGTTGCGATAAATACCAGACTCAAACGCAATCTGTTCGATCATTTTAGAATGTGTCTTGCCTGTGTACGCTTTAGAAACAGATTGAAGCTGTGATTCAACGAACGCATTGGAGATGAAGTGAAGTGTATAGGTTTCTTTCTTTCCTGTATACGCCTTGCGGTCTGTGACAGAATAAATCCAGAAGTGGCGGCTGATAGTCTGCCCGGCGATGGCTGCTATCTCAATATACACTTCTTCTTGTCCGGTGAATGGAATCAACTCTGACATGCCGACAGCATCAGCGACAACGATGTTACCGTAGGCACATCCATGTTCTGAAAACATATTTTCATACAGATTGATTTCCATCGTCTGACTAAGAATAGATTGCCAGTCGGTAGAACCGGGGAGCCTAACATCCACGGCAACGATATCGACACTACCGGGTTCTATCATTTGTTTATCAGCCATTATGTTAGTTACCTAATATTGTCAGTATTTCGTTCATAGCCAAAGAAACATATCGTGGCTTCAGAAGTTTGATGGTTCGCTTGTTATCGTTTGTGGTTTCTTCAAACTGAGCATTGGTCACAACCCCGTCCGGTTCTTGTTCGCTTCCGGTCAGTGAGTTTATATATCCACCGACTCTAGTATCTTCCAGAGGATCAAGCCACAGGTTGCCCGATGAATCTTCGAAGTGATGGAGTGCGGCAACGTTCAACACTTTTCCTTCGGCGGTTGTAGATATAGATGTAGAGGCTGAATCTGTATACATCGCGATGGCAACACCACCGGCATCCCTAAACTCTTGGGTCGAATCTCCCGCAGAATCCTGATCATCACCTAAAACATATACAGCCGACAGACGGATAGGCGATGCCTGATTCGCTGTCAGTTTGGTGTGGAGTAGATTATCTTCTTCTGTGATAGACTCGACTACCAGTTTTCTTTGTGTCCGGTTCCAATCAACTACGTTCACCAACTGACGGTCTACCAGAAGATCGATGTTTTCAGCTACAGAAATCGAAGTTTGATTCCCGGCAATGTTTAGATTTTCTAATTCCGAAAGTGTCATTGCTTCGTAATCGTCTTTGGTGATCGATGTGATGCCCGATGAAGCAAGGTCTTTCAGGAACAGGGCAGACCCACGGTGCTTATCATATGTGTACTTTTCTAGCTTGCGTGAAGACATAGGCATATCATAGTACGGATTGATGATGTCATTCATCATCCAGACAACCCAATGAAGTTTCGAATTATCGTATAGTTTGTCTGCGATGATTTCTGCGGTGTCGCCGTCCTGTGTATTGTACTCTACGAACACGCCGCCGTTATTCTTTATGGACTCTCGGATAATGACGCGCCGCAAAAGGTTGCGAACAACCTTATATGAAGCCTTATTGTCAAGCGAGTATCCGAGCGTAGGAAAATTTGAGAAGTATGACATATCTGATTACATTCCTTTGGCGATGTCTTCTCTGGTGAGCAGAGATATTTCTTTGAACCCTAAAGTAAGATTGACTTCGGTAGTCGGAGCCCCGCTGATTCCACCATCTCTGCCTTCACCGTATCCAGAATATCCTTGTCGTTGTGATGTGGGTCTGAACGATGAGAATCCGTTGGGTGAATAATCTACAGCAAGACTTTCAAGAACACACGTTCCGATGCGGTTGATCCATCTATTTTCTGATGTCGAATACACATAATGAATATCGAAGTTTGACGGGACAAGATAGAAGTGCCCACCGGCTGAAAGCTCGGGGTGCATATGTTCCTTGAACGTCTGGATGATGGCTTGCACACGCCCAACTTCATCGGGGTCGCGTGGTCTAAACTTGAATTCGAATGTGAATGTTCGTGGTGATGTCGCCTTGAAAAGAAATTCGGTGTGTGGGTTGGGGACCGCACCGACGATTCCCGATACCGCTTTCATGGCGTCCGGAGCAATCGCCCCTAATGTTGTCATCCCCATTGCTACAACCAACTCGGGCATGTTCTGTGTCGCTTCATTGATAGCATTCTTCAACATGTTAGAAAGACCGCCGCCGGTTTTATCCTGCAATCCCCGCATGAACCCCTGAACCAACGCACCGTTATCAAAACTTTCGTAGTTGGCTGTATATGATGCTGTTGGTATATTGTCGGGCATGCCCAAGACGATAGCATTAGATGATCGTTTCTTTGGTGAGTTGATCTTTTCTTTTGTGATTACATACTGCCCCGGCTGTACAGCATTTAGTGTTGGATCGACCACAGCATCATTTCGCTTTGCTCCCTCTGCCCGCAAAGACTCTAAAGTAGAATGAAGCGTTGTCATAAGGGTTGATTGGTTTGGATCGACTTCGCCTTCTTCTACTTCATCGCCCAATCCCGCTACTCCATCAGAAAAGTTTTGTGATATGTCGCCAAGGATGGATTCGGTTTCATTGACATAGAACACAATAGCATGAGCCGACGCCGTATTTTCCTCAAGGTCAGCAGGGTAGACAAGATTTTTTACATTATATCCGTTCGCCGCGAGCTTTTCAAAGATTTTCTTTGTCTCTGATCGGTCGGACACAGGATTTGTTCTGATTATTGGCATTTTTTGTAAACCTAAATATATATTGAATATACGAACACTATACCATTATTTATACGGATGTTCCGCAGATGGCACACAGAGGCAGATATAAAGTAAAGAACATCAAAAAGTACATTGGTGATCCTCGCAAGGTTATTTATCGATCTTCTTGGGAGCTTCAGGCGTTGAACGCTCTGGACCGTAACCCGGCTGTGTTGAAATTCGCATCGGAAGAATGCGTAATACCCTATATATCCCCTGTGGATGGTCGCGGGCATCGATACTTTGTAGACCTGTACGCCAAGGTGAGAACAAAAGACAGAGACATCAAACACTTTTTGATTGAGATAAAGCCGTATAAGCAGACGCTCCCACCGGTCCCACCAAAAAAGAGAAAGTCTCAACGGTATCTCAAAGAAGTAAAGACGTATGCCGTAAACGAAGCGAAGTGGAAGGCGGCGACACAATATTGTACAAAGCGTGGATGGGAGTTTCTCATCTGGCATGAGAAAAATATACGATTCATAAATGGATAAGGAAAAGCATGAAGCTAAAACTATCAGAAGAATTCCTTGACACGGTGAAAGCCGGTGGTCAACTCATCGATGTATACAAGAACCCTACTGCCAAAGAGTATGCGGATTCTCTGTGGACCGATGACGCATGGAAGGCTGATCCCCTGAAGATTCAATCTCGGGGCGTAGTCGATAAGGGTGGATTGGGCAACGTCTATATATGGAACACAGGGATGACACATGATGACGGGATGCGGATCGGGCTCAAGGGCGTCCGGTTGTCCGGTGACATTCTGCCGATCTATATTGTTTCAGGGAACAAGGTCGGTTTTTCTCACTGGTCCCTGAACAATAACTATCGGTTCGCCGGTTCTGAAATGACCGCGACGGAAATGAAAAAACAAATCAAAGACTTTTGGGCAAAGAACGTGAAGGGCAATAAGAAGATTACGAGATTCGCTCCCAACTTCAAGGTGCTTGCCAAGGATATTACAATATGATAGAAACGTTCAAGCAACATCTAGCCGAAAAATATCTCGACATCGTTTCATTCAAAGACGGGAATAGAGATATGGTAGCTGAAGGAAACTATACAGTATACAAAAATCCTTCTCCGTCAGAGCTAACAAGCCTTGTATCGGAAAGCGAAGGGGCGTGGAGTGGTATCCGCGGATTGGTAAGTAATAACGGAGCCGGTGACGTTCTCGTTTTCTCTGGTGAGTTTTTTCATAATTCCGCGATCCGTATTCTAAAGAAACACTTCTCAGGCATATCGAAAAATAAACGGGTCATCGGAATCATATGGGACTTCAAACATCTAAATCGATTCTATGTAGCCGAAGATACCACCGGCTCCCACTTCCCCGGCATGGACTATGATACGTTTATGGCGTTACACGCCGATGATGTGAGAAAAAATATGGCAAACAATCCCCGCCTGAAAACCATCATGCGAAAATGTGGCATCAATGACTACACTCAAATAAGGTACGGATCATAATGGCGAAACGAATCAGAGTATCACAGCTTGAAGTAAAAGCACAGATGGAAGCACTAGAAGGTGCAGCCCGAAAGAATCGCTATGACCAGATAGTGACACGGTTCAATCAGACCGGGCTGGAAAAACAAACTAAAGCCTCACAGCAATGGTTCCTCGCTAATCTACGAAAACTAAAAGGGCTTGACCCCAACTCTCTGTTACGGAACAAACGCCTACAGGTTGGGAACAGACTTCCATCGAACGATACCCGCCTGATCGGCAACATGTTTATGTATGCCTACGATGCTAAGACAAAGAAGACGCTTCCCTATTGGGATAAGTTTCCGCTTGTCATGCCGCTTGAAAAATATAAGGATGGAATTCTCGGGATGAACTTCCACTACCTTCCCCCGCGAGTGCGAGCCCAACTGCTGAATAGATTGCTCGGACGGATCACAGACAATAACTTTGATGAACGGACCCGGTTGATGATTTCGTATGGCATCCTCAACGAAACAAAACGGTACTCATTCTTCAAGCCGACAGTGAAGCGATATCTGAACAGCCAGATACGATCAAACATAATAAAGATTCCATCTGACGAATGGGAGATGGCTATATTCTTGCCGACAGAAAAGTTTGTTGGTGCGTCCAAGCTCAAGGTGTGGGCAGATTCAAGAAAGAAGTGGTGATAGATGTTACATTCATTCAGCCAATACATCAAAGAAAAGTATATAAACTCTATCGTCGGGCGGCACGCGACGGACAGAAAGACCCTTATCGATATATACAAAAATCCAGACCACAAAGAATTCAGGGAGATAATGCAAAGCCTGAAGGGCAACCACAAATCTATCCGGCTGCTCATTGAAAAAGAAGGTGGTGGCGATGTGTGGGCGTTCAACGCGGAGTTGCTTCACAACGAAGTCATCCGTCATATGAAGATCGATGAAAAAGGATTGAACGTAGTCCATGCCGAATACAAACCCAAACACAAAGTAGTCGCGGCAGACGAACTGTACTATACTCATTCATCTATGTTCTCTATCATCAGAGCTATTGAAAAGAATGCCAAGCTGAAGAAGTTTCTCCCGGCAGGATTCAAGGCACATTCGTATGATGAAATGTACGACTTGGGGATAAGCGAATGACACAACACCTAAACGAAAAATGGATTGCGACGGTAAAGAATGCGTACAATAAAAACAAGCCGGTCAACGTCTATCTAAATCCGAGCCGCAAAGAATATCTTGACGCAATAGCAGAGTTGGACGATGAGACATCACGGACATATCAGTTTCTCAGAGCTATTGTTACCAAGGGTGGGATGGGTGATATCTATATCTTCGATTCAGAAATGCTTCATCAACTGGCGTGGAATCAGCTTGGGCGGGTATCAGGAAAAGGCGCGTTGGTTCCGTTGACGCTGGAACGGGGAAGAACGTTTTCTATATCCGGTATGTCTATGCAGGGAATGAATGGTGCAAATGCTCCGGACATGCCAAAAGATATGGGGAAGTTTTATAAATATTTGAGTACCTTTATTGTCAAGAACCTAAAAGCGAACAAGAAACTACAGAGCCTAACGGCTTGGGGATTCAAAGAAGCATGAACCAACTACTCCCCGAAGAATGGCATGGAGCGATACGCGGAAAGACTTCGCATGTCTTCAAGAATCCCGGTCCATCTGAAGTCGCGAAAGCGATGGAAGAAAACTACAAGAATGCTCCGGATGTCCGGATGATGGTAGACAGGGGCGGGCTCGGGGATTTGTATCTGTGGAACTCAAACGAATCACACACAGATTTTATGAACAAATTCAAGAAAGACCTGAAGGGTCAGGCAGTGCCGCTGTATTACTACTACCGGACAGCAAACAAAAAGGTGACATGGAGTTTCGATGTCATCGATGAAGCGTTCATAGATGAATACAACAGCGACGATACCAAAGACCCAAAGAAGTACAAGAAGGATGACTTCCATGCTCTCGGCAAATGGATCATGGAAAACTATGCCAAGAAGTTTTGGGCAAAGAACCTAAAGAAGAACGTGAACATGAAACGGATTCAGGCAGACAAGCACATCATATGGGACATGTACTAAATGATACAATCATTCCGCAACTATATCATATCTGAAAAGCTCGGTGCAAAGTATTCGTATTCTTCTACTCAGCTTGAATTCCCGGTTCCTATTGCGAAAAAAGGTGATGGCTCTCTCCGCGCAAATCTCGGACGATGATCTGGCTGACCACGGGCGGGAAGACGATATTCATATCACCGTCAAGTACGGGCTCACACAAAAAGTATCTTTCGATGATGTCAAAAATGCTGCGGCGGGCTCCGGTCCTATCGATGCTGTATTGGATGATGTGTCTCTGTTTACCCACGAAGACTTTGACGTTGTGAAAATTGGCATAAAGGATTGCCCGAAACTTCATGCTCTGAACAAGGCTATATCCAAACTCCCAAACGAAGACAAGTTTCCTGTGTACAAGCCGCATTGTACTATCGCCTACGTCAAGGCAGGGTCAGGAAAGAAGTATGTACAATCGCTAAACAGTCTTTCCGGAACGAAACTCACATTTTCTTCTCTGACATTTTCACACTACGATGACTCTACACGAAAGTCTGTATCCCTATGAAAATCCTAAACGAAAAATGGGAAACGTCGAAGACGATGCGTTGGGCTCGCGGGGTAGAATGGACTTTCGATGTCTGGAAGAATCCAAACAAGAAAGAACTGGACGAAGCCTATGTACAACGGAATCCTGATCGGTCTGTACACTTCTACGCACCGCCGACGAAATCACGGACATGTCGCGGATTGATATCTAAAGGTGGACGCGGCGATCTATATGTATTCTCAGATGATGCCCTACACAACGACGGGAAACGGGCGTTGGGCTTTGGATACGAATCGAACCCGAAGAATTCCGTAGTGCCTATACATTGCTCTCCAAGGGGCGTAGGGCTCGCCTACAGGACGATAGTAGACTTAGACGGCATGGACATGGATTCCCCGCTGGTGGTCGGCTGGAGCGATGCTGTGGCGTCTAATAAGAACGTAAAGCGGTTGTGGAACAACACCGATCTAAAAGAAGACGCTCTGCATGAACGGATCGATTCATTCAAGTCGTACATCAGGGAAAAGTGGCTTGCGTCTAAAAAGCTCCCGGCGATGGGGACAAGCCCGGAGTTGATTCTAAACATCTTCAAGAATCCAACAGAGAAAGAAATCTTCGAAGCATCCGAAGACGGCGATGCCGGGATGGCACAAAACAAAATCAATATTCGTGGATATGTAGACAAGGCAGGAAAAGGTGATGTCTATATCTTTGGTTCTATGGATGCGATCCACAAAGACGGGCTCGCGATAATCAAACGGACGCTCAAGGGTGTCGGTGTTCCTATCCTGATGAACGATTCACGGATGATCGGCATATCGACCGATCCTCAGAGTCAAACACACACAAAAAATGATAATGAAATCTACCGGCTCGCAAACGATGAATGGGAAGGTAATATCAAAGCGAACAAAACAATACAAAGAATGACGAAAACCAAGTCTGTTAGGGTATTTTTAGTGTAAATCACATCTCCTGTCTGCACAGGCACTTATAAAAATCTTCGAAATTCCTTCCAAAACCCCTTGACAAGCCCTGTATATGTGGTATAATATATGCATGACTGAAACGAAAGCCCGATTATATAAGACAGCGTTTGATCCTGAAAAAGATTGCTATGTCGGTATCAGCCTTAAAGCAGTAGGCAACGGTCCCGGTGGACACGAATTTTGGATATACGATTCAGGCAGAAATCTGATCGGTGAGCGTTGGGAATGTCAACTCTGCGATTTTCTACTATGAAAAATATTACACTCCACGAACTGCGACAAGACGCCGAATCCGTATTGGGCGGGAAGTATACCGGGATGATTTTTCTCGGTCCTACCTATGGCGTACTTGGCGACACCTATTATCGCTCGGACGGAAATTATGTAATCATGTTCGAACGGATTCCAGATAAACGGGCGTTCCGTCCGTCTGTACTCCCGCCCTATAGAGAAATGCCGAACGATCTGGATGTATTGGAATTGTGTGAAATATTCGGTGGTGATATAGACAATCAGATATTCGTCATCTTGAACGAAAGAAATGAAGAATATTCGGCTCCGACCGAAAATTACTCTTGACATACGCTCCATACATGGTATAATATACTTGTGAGTCAGGGACGGAAGCGTTTCGATCCCTGACCTTTTTAGACGATGAACCCGCAAAACTTGAAAGGTTTTAGCAAAATGAAGGTATTATTCAACGAACGAACTAGCGGTACGAAGAATGTCAAGACCGTCCGAACGCCGGTCGCTGTTGTCGATGGTGATGAGAAGGTAGCCAAGGCTATCGCTGCTGGTTATAACAAGTCGGGCTTTTATAAGCTCGGGAATGTCGTGGTCGGTGAGTTGCCGATCTACGCCAGCGTTGAGGATTTTGAGTCGGTGTTGAAAGACAAGACGAAGGACGCTGACGCCAAGGTGCGTATGGCTGCGGGCAAGAAGATTGCCAAGCTGACCGATGCCCAAATGAAGGCGGTCGCTGAAAGTCTCGGCGTCGATGTCTCCAAGCTGAAGAATCTCGGCTAAAATTGATCTTAGTAAGATGTTGCCACGGCGACTTCCAAACGAACCCCTGATGGAACCCCTTCCATCAGGGGTTTTTTATATGTCTAAATATAGGTATGGAATCATTCAAGGAACATATGCTCGGTGAAGTGTTTGTGGACTTTGCCAAAGGCGGATACGGGTCAACCCCGATGTCGATCTTCAAGAACCCGCGATCTTCTGAAGTAGAAGACGCCGCGAACGAAGGCAAGTACCGTGAACTGCGGGGATTCGTGGACCGGGACGGGAAGGGCGATGTCTATCTGTGGAACGGCGACATAGAACATATGGAAGCCTACCGAAAACTTTCCGGAAAACTAAAGGGAGACTATGCGGTCCCGGTCTGGTTCTGGATCAAGACGAAAAATGATGTAGAGATTTCTAAGTTTTCGATGGCACAGATATACGGGGTCGAAGACCCCGATCAATATTACGATGACGATTGGGGCGATGACGATGATGATGACGCCGCACGTTTTCGCGATGACATGGCAGAGGCGAAAGCGATCTATGACATGATGGAAAAGAATCTAAAACGAAACGCAAAAGTAAAAGTAGTTTTCAAGGGCAAGACCCCCAAAGTATATTCAGGTGGCGTATAAATGATAAAATCATTCAACCGCTATATCAAAGAGAAGTGGGTCGATGTCGAACAACGGACATCTGACGGGATGGAGTATATGATGAACATCTATAAGAACCCGTCGCTGAAAGAAGTCCTGTCTCTACCAAAAGAAACAGAGAAGTTTTTCAGTGCCGATACGAACCGGACAATCCGTGGGCTGATAGCGAACGGGGGTAAAGGCGATCTGTTTGTTTTCTCACAAGACCTTCTACACGCCGAAGCGATCAATATTCTCGGAAGCCGATTGACGATGCCCGCACTCAAGATCATCATCCGTACCGCGAAACTTCCTAAGCTGTTGGTAGTGAAAGCCACGAACAGCTACGGGCAGCCTACTAAATTCTCAAAGACGCACACACCGATTGTACAGAAAAACAAGAATCTACAGAACCTTGTTGCTGGTGGTGGGATTCTATTCGTAGAAGAATGGTACAAAGATGTTGACAAATTCGATGTGCTTTCGCCTATACACAAGAACCCTTCCCGCAAAGAGTATCCGGAGATTGCGAAACTAAACAAGACTTCGATACGGTTCTGGATCACCGGTTCTGGTGCGGGTGATGTCTATGCATTCCCCGGTCATCTGCTACACGCATACGCCGAGCCCGCTATCAAAGAAGTCAAGTACAACAACAAAGAACACATCCGGTGCGAGTTTTTTCACTCCGACAAAACACTCATATGGTATACCGATTCGCATGCTCTGGACGCATCGAAGCCCCACCGCGATAAGGTAGACGGCAATCTGGCAAAGAATAAATACCTTCAACGATTCCTTCCCAACGGCAAATACACTCCAATGAACGGGCAGACTGTATGAAATCATACAAGCAATATATAAACGAGAAATGGGTGAATGACGCCACAGGGTTTCACGGGCATGGAGCGAAAAAAGCGACCATCCCGATCTTTATGAACCCGACAAAGGTTGAATTTTCTGAGATGATAAAACAGCAAGCCGAATCTCAGGGATTCAAGGAACTGCGTATGCTGGTCCCTAACTCATACTCTAATAAGTCTTCTGATGTGTACGGATTCAGCTACAGACTTTTCCATGATGTTGTCATCAAGAAAGAAAATCTCAAGTACGGCGATTGGATACACGCGAAGTTTGCATACCGGACCCCAAACAAACTATTCATCAATGTGGCGGATTCGGAAATGGACTTCCTTGTTCCGGTGTTGCGGAAAAATAAAAACCTTGCACGGATCATGGAAATCAAAACCATGACAATCTGGAACTGATATGATAAAAAAGACTTTCGAACAACTCGTACAGGAAAAATGGATTGCGACCGCCATCGACTATTCGAAGCGGTCCCACGACATATTCAAGAACCCGTCGAAGAAAGAACTGAACGGAGTACTCGCAAAGAGCAAGGCGAGATTTTCGAACATCGGTTCTGTCCGTGGTCTTCTCACAGGGAAGAACGGAAACGGCGATCTGTATGTGTTCGATATTTCCTGCCTGCATGCATTCGCACAGAGAGAACTCGGCATAGAGAATACATCGATGCGGATCACAATGAATCCGACACAGAAAAAAATCTTCGTGGTCGATCTGATAATGAACCCGAAAGCCGAAGTCGATCCGGTGGTTGCCGCGATCAACAAGAACAAAAATGTCCTTGCGGTAATGGGCGTCCCGAAAGAAATCATATCCGAAAAATTTCTCAAATATGGAATCTCTCCCTACACCTATAACAAGATGCCGATCTTCGAAAACCCGTCCAAGCGGGAATACGACGAACTGTTTCAGGGGCTCGCCCAAAGAAGCTACAAACAAATCCGATTCATATGTACAGGTGACGGGAAGGGAGCTATCTATGTTTTCCCTGCCGAGCTTCTACACGATGACGCACACCGCACAATCGGTTCGGCGGTCCTTTCTCCGAGCCCGGTCTACGGGATGATACGGACAGGTAAAAAAATCCAGTGGTTCTATTCAGAGGGAGAAGCGGATAGCGAAGACATCACGGTGAACCTAGAGAAGAACAAAAACATACGGAACTTTTTGGGAAGCTCCTATAAGGTAGACGAAACATGAATACACTTAGGGAAGACCTATTCAAGAGAGCGAAGTCGATCCATGGATCGAGCATCGAAGTATACAAAAATCCGAACCATTCGGAGATGATGTACATGACAAACAACATGAACATGAGTGCGGTGTGGGCGATTGTAGACCGTGGCGGCATGGGTGATGTTTATGTGTGGGCGGCTGGTCAGGGCGTACATCCGGACGGGCATAGGGCTATAAAGTCTGCGGCAAAGGGCGATCTGGTTCCGCTGTATGCCGAAGCCCATGGCGGGCAGTTGAACACTTCGTTTTCTTTCGATATGCTTTCAGGTGTACCGGCGGGCGTAAACTTCAACGACTACTTCATAGAAAAAGCAGAAAGATTCTGGATAAAGAACCTAAAGAAAAACAAGAACATGAAGGTTTCCGGGCTCTCTAAAAATCTGCACCATGCAATCTACGGAATGAAGTGGGAGTATAAACCCAAAAAGAAGAAAAAAGCCCTACAAGAAAAGTATCATGACACGGTGAAGAACCCGGTCTATAAGGATGCCGCAGAAATATACAAAAATCCATCTCCGGCTGAATGGGATATTCTCGTTGACAGCTATTCCGAATGTCGCGGGATTATAACAAAAAAGGGAAAGGGCGATTTATACATCTTCCCTGCCCGGCTCCTGCATCAATACGCCTATGATCTTTCTGTGCGAAAATCTTCCAATAGAGAAATCGTCCCGGTGACGATCAAAGACAAATGGCTCTATTCTATAAGCCTTTCTACAATGAATACTATATGGAACGAAACAGACCGGCTGGAATATGAAAATCTTGTAGAGCTATTCAATGATGATCTTGTTCCGAGCATAGAGAAAAATCGAAACGTACTGAAACTCGCAGGCGGAAAAGCGGTGCGTTGCAAAAAATGGGGGGTACGAACATAATAATGCTGAATTCATTCAAACAATACATCAGAGAGAAATGGATCAAAGACATCGGAGCAGCCCCGGTCTTTATCAATCCGACCCGGAAAGAATATACAGAACTTCTCAAGCTGGAATCCTATTCTATGCGAATGTGGATACGCAAGAATGGATCGGGCGATGTGATAGTGTTCCCCGGTGATGTGCTTCATAACGCGGTGGTAAAGTTTGCCGGATTGAATATACGCTACAACTCGACCGACCTTCGTGCGGAATATTTTGTAGACGATCATTCTATTAACTTCTATGCGGATAATAAATTCCGGGACGGAAGCGATAGGGTCTTTGTAGAAGACATAGAGAACAACAAGAACCTGAAGCGTTTCCTGCCGAAACCAAATTGGGAAGTAGACCTAGTATGATGAAAAGCTTCAAGACATACATCAGAGAAAAATACGCTACTACCATAGTGTTCAAGGGGCAGGGCGAACGAAACGAAACAGACCGGCACAGGGAAGAAGGCGAATATACGGTTTTCATCAATCCGAACAAATCCGAACTGCTTCAGGCTCTTAAAGAAGTCCCCGGTTCTGCATGGGCGGGATTGAGAACGTCCGTCCGATGCCTCATAGAAAAAGAAGGAAAGGGCGATGTCTATATCTTCCCCGGCAATGTCGTACACTGGTCGGGTGGAAATAAGCTGGAAAAATCATTGGGGATAACGTTGAAAAAAGCGGTCCCGGTGACGATTGAGATGGTGAAAAAAACATGGCGAATATCAACCGACTATGAGCATTCGTTTTTCCCCGGAATTCCCGCGCGCGTTTTCGCAAAGAAGATCGAACTATATAAACAAAACATCATCGACAATCCTAAAGCGTCATCCATTCTTCCGCACAAGGATATAGAGCGTGTGGACATAGGAGCATAAAATGAAATCATTCAAACA